TCTCATACTATTAAGAGCTTGAAATATAGCTCTTTTTAGTTTATACTCATAAATATAATTAAAAACACTATATGAAACCAAAAGTATACTTCTCAACCACTCCATTAAAGACCAAAATAGGTGGATTTGGCAATGTATCTAATGGTTGGTATGAATTATCCCAGAAAAAAAATTCTAAGATAATTTTTGACACAGAAAATGACACTCAAGACATAGGATTTCTATATCATCAGCCTTGGCAAGTGCCTACACTTAAAAATTGTAAAAAAAAGGTGGGATACTTTATGTTCGAGTCCACAAAATGCCCCTCAGACTGGAAAAAACACATAGAGCAATGTGATGTAGTGGTTACACCATCAAAATTTGCCAGAGACATATTTTTTGACCAATTCGGCATTGACAGTGTTGTAATTCCTCACGGAATAGACACAGAGATGTATAAATACCAGAAAAGAGAGAAAAAACCTTACTTTTGGTTCTTGCATTATAATGGATTTGATTTTAGAAAAGGATTTGACATTGTGATAGATGCCTTCACTGCTGAATTTGGACAAGACGAGCCAGTTAGATTGACTATAAAATCATTTAGCGGGAATAATTATCCATATTCCAATATAAAGATAGATACAATTATTGGAGAAAGCACTAGAGAGGAATTATTAGAGTTATTAGGTAAACATCATTGTTTTGTATTCCCCTCTCGGGGTGAAGGTTTTGGTATGACACCATTAGAAGCTATGGCTACTGGACTTCCGGTTATAATTCCTAATGCCCACGGATTAGCTACATATTTTGATGATAACTATTGCTATGGAGTAGATTATCAGTATTCTAAGGCAAAATATATGCGAGAGGACTATGATAAACACGATTTAGGTATATGGGTAGAGCCTACAATAGAAAGTGTCAGAAAACAGATGAGACAAGCCTATAATGACTGGAAAAATGACACTGGACAATATGCAAAAGGGCTGGATAAAGAAAGAGCAGACTATGCAAGTCAATTCTCATTACAAAATTCATTTGAGCAATTAGAGGACTTATTTTTGAGTCTCATATGATAAGATAGGGATAATAAACCTACTTATTATGGCATTAAATATAATATTATCCCACCCAGACCAAGACTCTTATGTAACTGTAGCTGAAGCAGATAGTTATCTTAGTATAAAAACTCAACACACTATTTGGAGTTCATTAAATAATACAGCTAAAGAAGGGTATTTGAGGCAGGCTGCAATCCAAATGGACTCATTTAGGTATAAATCTATAAAGCTATACGAGAGAGCAAAAGATTATAGGAAAGAACAAGGTTTGGCATTTCCAAGATATTTTTTTGAGGATTTATTCCAAGGTAGAGTTGTCTCAGCTACTGCCACTACATTTACAATTAATGATTATCTCACCTCAGAAAATACTCCAGATGATGTATTTAATGGAGGAAGTGTAATTATTCAAGAGGGAACTGGAAAAGGGCAAACTTTAGCTATTACAGATTGGGTATATTCTACAGGAACAGGAACAGTTGCAGGATGGTCAATCCAGCCAGATAACACTTCTCAGGTGTTATTAGTATTGCCAATAGACAAAAAAGTAAAATATGCACAGATGGAACAGGCTTTCTTTTTGGCTGAATTACAACAATCTAATATAGAAGAGATATTATTAGGAGTATCTAGTTATAAAATAGGAGATTTATCTGAGACTTATGATTATAGAGCTATGGCTTCTAATTTATTAGTCAATGGAGTTCCATTTTCTCAATCTGCTCAAGGGTTTCTCAAAGGTTTAATTGATAGAACAGGATATATAGCTTATTAGTATGATTAACATCACTAAATATCTTAACCAAGGTTTAACTCGTAAAACTAGGACTTCTTATGATAAATACGGTAAGTCTAATACGACCAGTTCTAATTTTGATGGAAGATTAGTAGCTTTAACAATTCAAAATAGGGGTCTACAAGCTAAGCCTTTAGATTATGATGTAGAAGTTTGGATGGAGCCAGACCAAGCAATGTTAATTGATGACATAATATTTGATGGGACAGTTAATTATAGGGTTATCCAAGTAAATGAATATAGGGCTAAAAATGGAGATATACACCACAAAAAAGCCTTATGCCAGAAGTATGTCTAAGATTATAAAGAATACTATTACTCCGAACTTAAAGAAGCTTAAAAGCCTAAATTTAGTCCAAGAATGGGGGTATATATGTTCAGGAGAATTACTTAGACTATCTCGAATGCAAGTCCCATTTGGAATAACTAAAAATAGAGGTAGATTATCCCAGTCTGGTAAAGTAAAGAAGTTTGGTGAAAATTGGGGAGTGTCTTATAATACAAATTATGCTTTATATCAGCACGAGGGAATGAGAAAAGACGGAAGTCGAATAGTTAGAAGATGGAATAATGGTAGAAAAAGCAAATATTTAGAGGATCCGCTCAAAGAAAATATGAGAATGTGGGATACCGTAGCCAATAAAGTATTAGCAGACGAATTAAAAAAGAAATTATGACATTATTATCTGATTTAGCCACCTATGTTGACACAAATACCAGCTTAACAGTTGGCACTGATTTATTTATCGGGACATTACCAGCTCAGCAAGATAATTGTGTCGGTATATTTCAAACTGGAGGGGTACAACCTACCACATACTTAGATATTAAAAAACCTACTATCCAGATTATAGTTAGAAATACCAATTATGAGACCGCTCAGCAATTAAGTTATACAATCTATGACCTTATACATCAGAAAATAGGTGGTACAATTGGAGCTACTAATATGTACACTATATTTGCACTACAAGAGCCAACTGAGATAGGGGAAGATGAAACTGGAAGGGCTATTTTTACTTGTAATTATGTATTTGAGATTAGGTAAAGTCTCATATGCTAATATAATGGTATATCAATAATTTATTCACAACTATGGCAATGTCAGATATAAATGTGGGATATGCAACAGTTACTTACGGAGGGGCTTCTCTTGGAGAGACCGAGGGAGAGGTAACAGTAGAAATCACCACTCAAAGAGTAATGCAATCTTCAGACACATACGGAGCAGAAACTCCTTATGATATGATTGAGATTGGAAGGCAAATGAAAGTAACCGTTCCTCTATCCGAGTATGCAATTGCAACTATGCAGAAGATTTTGCAAACCGAGGTAACAGAAAACGGGAAGTTAGAAATTGGAAGAGTAGTTGGAGCTTCAACTAGAGCTTTTGCTGCTAAGTTAGTTGTTCACCCAGTTATAAAGGGAAGCAACACTGGTTCAGATATAGTTATCCATAAGGCAGTTGTATCTAGTGAAACCATCTCAGCAATCTTTGCTAATGATGCAAGAAATCCTATTGAAGTTGAATTTACAGCTTTATTAGACACTGGAAACACCGAAGGAGTATTGGGATATATTGGAACTCCTGCTTAATCTATTAACTTTATATAAAACACATTTATGTTAGAAATACAACCGATTACACTTAATGATGTATTTGCTTTATCTAGTAAACTATCTGGGATAATCAAGGAAATAAAAGAAGTAGAGGTGCAAGAGAATATGTCAGTAATGGTATTATCTAACCTTGAAAAGTTTATGCCTGTATTGCCTATTTTTACCAATGGGCAGTTATCTGAAGAGGATATAAGAAAGCTATCACTTAAGGAAGTTGTAGAGTTAGTAGACAGAATATTAGAGATTAATGAGATTGACCAAGTTGTGGGTTTATTTCAACAAATAGCCAAAAAAGTACAACCGTCAGTGAAGAAATAGACTTCAGGAAGGTTATCTTACAGCTATTCGCTCAATATTATCATTATACGAAGACAGCCACCCTAGAATTAACTATAGGGGAGGCTGTTTATTTTTATAAGTGTATAGAAAAGATAGAAAAAAGAAATCAATTAGAAAAGATAGATGATTATCTGATGTACACTAATATAGTTATCCAGCCACATCTTAAAAAAGAACATCAAGGTAAATTATCTAAGCAATTATTAAAAGCTAAGGAAAGTATAAATCCACCAGCACCAAAATCTGAAGAGGAAATAGACAAAGGATTAGAAAGATTAAAACAGTTGCTTTAGTCTCATATGGTAAAGTATGTATAAATAAGCAAATATTATGGCACTATCTGTAGGAGAAGTAATCGCAACATTTGACGCAAATATAAAAGGGTTTGAAGCTGGAGTAAAAAAAGCCGAAAGCCAAATGAGTAGTTTTGATAAAGCTGTATCTGGTGCTGGTAAAAAAATAGGAGAATCTTTTAAGGCAATTGGGAAAGCCGCTATTGGATATGCAAAAGTTTTAGGAGTAGCTGGAGCTGGGGCTACTGTATTTGCTATAAAAACTGCTGCTGATTTACAATCATTATCTACTAGCTTTGAGACTTTAACAGGGAGTGCTGAGAAGGGGAGAAAAGTCTTTATGGACTTAAAAAAGATGGGAGCCGCAACTCCATTTGAAATTACTGATTTAGCAAAAGCTACTCAGACAATGTTAGCTTTTGGAATTAATGTAGATAAAACTCAGGGTTATCTACAAATGCTTGGAGATGTTTCTATGGGTAATAGAGATAAATTATCTGGGTTAGCACTTGCTTTCTCACAGGTACAGTCCACAGGTAGATTGATGGGACAGGATTTACTCCAGATGATTAACCAAGGATTTAATCCATTGACCATTATTGCTCAAAAGACTGGAAAATCTATGTCAGCTCTTAAAAAAGAGATGGAAGATGGTAAAATATCTGCTGAAATGGTAGCCGATGCTTTCAAGACCGCTACTTCTGAAGGTGGATTGTTTTATAAAGGAATGGATAGAGGAGCTAAGACTTTAGGAGGTACATTTTCAACTTTGATGGATAATGTAAAAATGATGGCTGCAGGTTTGGCTGGATTGTCTGAAGAGGGTACAATTGTAGAGGGTAGCCTATTAGATTTAACACAAAAAGGAGTTAATGTACTTAATGAAGCTCTTGGTAGAATAGATTGGGTAAAAGTTGGGCAAGATATACGCAATAATGTTATATCTGCTATAGAGGCATTAAGAATAGCAATAGAAACTATAATAAATTGGTATAACCAGCATAAAATAGTTTTAGAAACTGTAACTGTTATATTATTGTCTTTTGGGACTGCATTTACAATAGTTAGAACAGCTGTTTGGTTATATACAACAGCAATGACTATAGCTACAGCTGTAACGACAGGGTTTGGGGCTGTATTAGCATTTGTTAGCGGTCCTGTTGGATGGGTTGTTATAGGTCTTACTGCTTTAATTGCACTCGGGTATACATTATGGCGAAATTGGGGGGCATTAACAGCTGAAGGTACATTTTTAGGGAACAAAATACAATGGGTTAAAGATAAATTTAATCAATTAAAAGACTCTGTATTTGGACTTATTCAAGCTTTAGGAAATATTAAAATGCCAAAAGCATTGACTGATATTTTTAATAAAATAAAAGGATTAGGAAATGTACCTGGATTAGGAGCATTATTTGGAGGAAAAGGAAAAGTACCTGGATTTGCTAATGGAGTTAGAAACTTTGGTGGAGGATTAGCTATAGTAGGAGAGCAAGGTCCGGAACTTGTCAATCTACCAAAAGGAGCTGATGTATTTAGCAATCAGGAAAGCAGACAAATGGTCGGAGGTGCTGGTATCACAATTGAGAATATGAATATTAAAAATGGAACTGATTGGGAATATGGGGCTCAGTTCTTAGCTCAAAGATTAAGATTATCATAATGGCAACAGAAACATTACAATTTAACGGTATTACAGTTGGGATAGGGGGAAACTATCACCTTGAAACTTTAGAGGGTTTATTGCTAGGAAATATTGAGTTTAACAGCTATCTTATACCTCAGACTAATAGCTCTAAATTTATCTCTAACTATATTAAGTCTAAGATTATTACTGTAGATATAGGAGTTCGTGGAAATGATCTAGCTGACTTCTATGTCAAAAGAAAGGCTTTGCTTAATGCTGTCTATCCTCAGGCTAATGAATTAGTAGAATTTACATACACCACAGATGAGGGAGATATTTATGTATTTAATGGAGCTTTGAGAGGTGTCCCCGCTGAAAATACAAGGTCAGGTGCTTATCAGGTGCTTGGTTTCTCATTTTATATTCCAGATGGGCAGATTAGAGGAAATATACTTAATTCTCAGACATTATCTCAGGCTGGTGTAGCAACTGGAGCTGTATTACCTTTTACATTGCCAGTTTTATTAGGAACTGCCACTGGTGGAGCTACAATTAACAATGCGGGGAATGGATATGCTCCGCTTAATATAACTATAAACGGGCCTGGAACAAACTTTACTATTCTTAATCAAACAACTAATCAATCTATTAGTATAGACAATATATCTCTTATTGCTAACCAAACTATAGAAATTGATGGAACTGCTCAAACTGTAAAACAATCTAATGTTTCGATATACCAATATGTAACTAATGACTCAGTTTTCCCTACTTTAGCTCCTGGAAATAATAACCTTGCTTTTTATGTAGATAGTGGAGCAACCTCAGACACAAAAGCTATATTAACTTGGTATAACACTTATGTCGGAATATAAATATATACTTTGGGACTTCAAAACTGGTGCTAAAGAGATATTTAGCGAGGCAACCAATAGAAGTTACTCTTATCAGCTAAACAGGGCTGGTAAGGCTAGTTTTACGCTTCCTATAACTTCTGAGAGATTGAATACTTTTCCAATATATTTAGGGGTGACTAGATTATTGATTTATAGGGCTGGAGTTTTGATCTGGGCTGGTGTGGTCTGGGAAATGGAGGAAAATGCTTCAATAGACGAAGGTACAGTCAATTTACAATGTGTCGAGATATTTCATATATTATCTGAGAAAAGATATACATCAAACACATATACAGCCACAGACGCAGGACAGATAGCTTGGGGCTTGATAAATACAACACAAGGGCTGACAGGTGGCAATTTAGGGCTTACACAAGGTACTATACAAGCAACTCAGAATAGAGATAGAACATATTTAGATGAAAAGATAGGAGAAAAGATTATTCAATTGACTGAAGTTAATAATGGCTTTGACTTTCTTATAACTCCTAGCATAAAAATAAACACTCAAGGAGTATTCAATGTATATAGCAAAAGAGGACAAACTATAAACAGTTTTAATTTGGAATATGGGGCTGGGTTAAGAAATAATATACAAGCTTGGCGACGAGCTAGAACATTATCTGATATGGCTAACAGTATAGTGGTAGAAGGTGAAGGATTAGGAGATGCAAGGCTAACCTCAACCGCTACTGACTCAGCTTTGATCTCAGCAGTCGGATTGCTTGAAGACAGAGTGCAAGAGAAGTCTATATCTTTACAAGCTACCTTAGACACAAGAGCTACAGAGGTGTTGAGAGTAAAAAAAACAGAGCAACCTATTTATGATTTAACTCTTAATAATGCTTTTGATGATTTTGGGGAGTATGACATAGGAGATATAGTGCCAGTTAAAATTAAGAGTGGCTATGTCAATATAAATACCAATATGAGAATATATGGAATAGAAGTCAGAATATCTGATGGTAGTGAAGAGCAAATAAAACTAACCGTATCAACTATAATCTAAAACATATGAGTACAAGTATACAAGAGCAGGATTTAATTCAAACAATAAAGCAATTAGAGCAGAGGATAAGTGATTTAGAAAGACAACAAAGGACTATTGCAAGTAGTAATAGTGCTGTTGTACAATCTCCAAATCAAGCTTCAACAATTAATCTGTTAAATACAAACCCATTTATTATACTAGCTGATCCTTTAGGGACTCCAAATGCTAGAGGATTAGAACTTAGTCAAAATAAAATTTCTTTACAAGGATCTAATGCAGCTGGAGATATTCAAGGTCCTAATATGGATATTACTTGGGATAGTTGGAGTGGACAAATTAATTTTCCAGATGTAGATGTTTATATTGGTAGCAGATTAATATAAATACCTTTTAGTCTCATATGATAAGATAAAAACAATTAAGTTAATTATATGGCAATAGATGTAAGTTTTAGGGACGGTTACTCCACCTCAGCACAAGATTTATCAAGGTTCAATAAAAACTTCCTTATTAACGAGGGAGTTGCTAATGACGGATTAAAAGTCAGTCAATCAACTGTACCTGCTATGAGTGTTCAAGTTACTGCAGGGACATCTTATTTTTATGGGACTGGGACAACTGCTGACACAATGTTTGAGTTTTACTCAGATAGCACTGAAACTGTAACTATTCCAACTGCTTCTGCTCAAGCTAGAATTGACATAGTATGTTGTAAAGTTGACGCTTCAACTGGTGTAGCTAGTCTTGTAGTAGTCTCTGGAACTCCGTCTGGTTCCCCTGCTGTCCCTGCCACTCCTGCTTCTCATTATAAACTTGCTGAAATAGCTGTCGGAGCTGGTGTCACTACAATTACAAATGCCAATATAACAGATACAAGGCGAACAATGTTTATGGTTCCAACTGGAGCTAGAAATCAAGGGCTTATAAATGGGTATATTATCCCTAGTGTAGCTTCTAACAATTTAACTTTAGCTATTAGTACAAGCCCTACATCTGTAGTCGCCCCAACTGCTACCAATCCTGTATTTGTCTGGATAGGTGGAGTTTTAAGGCCAATTACTTCTGCTTTATCTATAACTAGAAATGCTGGAACAAACTGGTTTAACTCTGGGAGTGCCGAGTTAGCCACTCAAGAAATAGACTACTTTGTCTATATGGGATATAATGCGACCGATGGTGTAACTTTAGGATTTAGCCGTATCCCTTATGCTAGACTATACTCAGATTTTAACACTACAACTACAAATGAAAAACACTGTGCAATCTCTACAATAACTAATGCAGCCGCTGGGGATAATTATGTCAATGTCGGTAGATTTGCTGCCACTTTATCTGCCTCAGCTAGCCATAACTGGTCTGTACCTACATTTACCAATGCTAATCTTATACAAGAGCCTATTTATGAGACAAGGTGGTTGGATTATAATCCTCAAATATCTTATCAATTTGGTACAACAAATCCAACATCTAATACTATAAATCAAGCAAAATATCAAGTTGTACATAGAGAAGTAGTTAATATTGATTTTAAGGCTACTTTAGTAGTAGGTTCTATGGATAAACCAATAACAGAATATACACTTCCATTTAATTTTAGAACTACTGCTCAATGTTTCCAAACTTATAATACAGTTTATTTATATACAGGAGGATTTGTTTCTAATTTATTTTCAGGTGGATCTTATTTAGACTCAAATAATAAATTTGTATTTTATGCTGCTAGTAATAATACTTATAGCAATGGTAGTTTTGCAGTAAGTGGGCAATATTATATCTAACAACAAACATATGACAAACAATCAATGGAACTGGAAAAAATGGCTAAATGGAGTGGTAGTAGTCCCAGAGGATACTACAGATATAATTAAGTATGGAACTGCTCTTATAGTGGCACTTTTAGCTAAATATGGCTATAATGAATTAGGAGAGACTGAGATGTTATTGATTAGTGCATTTGTAGGATTTGTAGTTAAGGCTATAGCAGATAGAATTCACTATTGGTGGAAATATGAGTGATATAAAGAGAGACCATATTGAGAGGCTTGACCAAATTATAGACAATCCTAAAGACCATAGCACTGAGGAAAAGGTTAATATTGTGGTAAGGGTATTGAGAGATATAGCTATGCAGGTAAGAGGGCATTATAATGATATAGGTTTGCTAAAAGAAATGGTCAGCACCATACAAAAAACAATAGAACAATTAGATAGTAAATTATTTGGAGATAGAAATAGTGAAGGTATAATTTATGCTTTGACATCTGAAGTTAATTCTATGAAAAGAAGTTTTGATAATTTTACTAGAATAATGTGGGCATTGATTGGAGCTGTAGTAGTAGATATAGCATTAAGATTTTTTAATATAATTTGACAATAGAAAATCTATTTGTTAATATATAACAGATGATAAACGAATATGTTCTTTTAATCATCGCCTAGTCATTCATCCGACTACAACATATTATTTTTTTTCATATTTATATTTGCTAATTAGCTCCTTTGTAGGAGCTTTTTAGTTTATTGACAAAATGTAAATAATATGGTATATTGAGTATAAGTTAAAAACACTCTATGAAATCAATATATATACCAACAAATGTACCAAGTTCTAAGAATAGTAAAAGGTGGACTGGTAAGTTTTTGATTGGAAGTAAGACTACCTTAGCATACAAGAAAAATGTAGCCGATTACTATGCTTTATATAAAAAGGAGTTCCATAGTATGGTCAAGGATAAAAAACCTCCCTACAGGGTAGAATTTACCTTTATACGGGATAGTAAGAGACGGTTCGATTATTGTAATGCAATTCAAATTGTAGCAGATATGATGGTGGAATATGGTTGGATAGAAGATGACAATGCAGATATATTTATTCCGGTATTCGCTCCATATCTATATAAAAAAAATGATGGAGGTGTTATAATAAAAGTATTAGATAATTAAAAAACTATGAGTTTACAAAATTGGAAAGATTACACATATCATCCACCATTATTAGACAATTACAAAATTGGATTTAAGTTTGGTCAGCGTTATCCAAATAATCCAGCTTTTGGTAATTTACAAGGTAAACCACATATTGGAGTTGACTATATTATTCCAGTTGGAAAACCAATATATGCTATTGCAGATGGTGTGACTAAATCTTCCACTGGTAGACAATCAGGGAATATGGTCACATTGACCACAAATAGAGGTTTGTCCGTGAGATATATGCACTTGAGTAGATTTACTCCACTTAGCAACAAAGTAGTCGTTAGGGGGCAAATTATAGGCTATACAGGCAATACAGGTTTAAGTACTGCAGCGCACTGTCATATTGATGTATTCAAAGGACTTGTAACTAATATAAATCAGTTTTATAACTTCATTGACCCATTATCACTTAATTATTCAACTACTATGCCAGAGCAACCAAAACCACAAAGTCCTGAAGATATAGAATTAGCAAAAGAATTTAATTATCAGGGAAAAGACTTTGAAACTAGAATTTGTGAAAA